TCGGAATCGGAAAGGGCAGCGTCACCCTTAGCGAATGGATTAAGAACCATGCCGTAGCGTGTCTTAAATCCGATTTTGGGCTGGAAGGTGTCAGGACCAATTGCACGAACCATCTGAAGAGGAACGTATGGGCAATAGAACAGACCAGCATCATATGCTGATGTACCTTTGTATCCAGCGATGAAGAACTGAGCAGCGTTAGCGCCCTCAGAAGGAAGTGCCGAATAAGGATCGATGTAAACGCGGATGCGTCCGTTCAGCGTACCAACGAAGGTGCTGCCGGTGTCATCGACATTAAGACCAGTGTTAAGAGCAGGGTTGTAGTCAAGGACTCCAGCCATTGACAGAGCAGAAGCAACATCTGAAGAACAGATGAGCATGTTGCCCTTCCCTCTACGAGTCTCTTTGGCGATGGCGTTCATTTCACGCTCAATTTGGAAGAGAAGACCTTTGAACTTCTCAACGCTCCAACGACCGTTGCTATCAACGTCGAGGTCGAAGGTTCCTTGTGATGCGGTGTTCTGTTGAGCACCGGCTTTAGCGGAACGGAAGACTGTGCGAACGACTTCTCTGTTGATTTCCGTAAGGATCTCAGCAGAAAGGATGTTAGCAAGTTCAGTCTCAGCGTCAAGACCGTGGATTGCCTTAAGGTCTTGTGCCAGTTCCAAGCTGTACTCAGCTTTCAGGGCGCGTGACTTAGCAGTAACGGCGATCTTCTCGATCGAGAATGCCATCTCGGGGAATACAGCAGATGCTGCTTCGCCAAGTGCTTCAGCGGCGGTCGATGCCATGCCAGCACCAGAAGTGTAAGTACCACTGTCGTTAAGAACGGCAGGGTTAGTTCCGGTTTGTGCAGAACCACCAGCAGAGTTACCACTGTCATAAGCGGTTCCAGACCATGCCTGGTTGACTTCGTTGAAGAATGTCTCAGTACCAGTCTGTGACTCGTAACGTGAGCGCATTGCGAAGATCAGTCCAGTAGGACCATTCATGGGTTGAACGCCACAAATATCATAGGCGATCAAGTTAGGCATTGAACGTCTGATCAATGAGATCAGAACGGGATCGAAACCAGCGATAGCGCCGGATCCAGTTGTAGCAGAATTGATAGGACCAGCGTTTGTAGGCGCTTCGGTCAACATTCTCTCCTCACGGAGGAATTTTTCTTGGTTCTCCAGTAATTGTGAAGTAACGGCTCTCTTGTAACTATCTTTGATCTCGGGGAGATCGCCATGAGACAGAACAGGTGCCCACTTCTCTTGGAGTTGTTCGGTATTGAACATTAGGTGCTCCTAAAAGTTTTGTTAGTTGTGAACTATAATTTATTTATAATTTTAAATCACTTAGTATAACGAGCGATTGCATTAACATAAGAAGCCATGTGAGCAGGAACTTCCTTCTCAACAACGGGCTCAGATGCTTCTACGCTTTCGTTGACTTGAGACTTAGGGAAATAGTTTTCCTTAATGGTCTCAATTTTTTCACGATATGTTTCCTCAGCAGTGAACTCTACACCCTCAGAGAGTGAGGAGAGTTTCTCTTTCTGAGTATCTGCTAGACCTTGGGATACTTCTACCACGATAGATTCTTTTACGAATTCTCCCAGAGCAGAGTTTAATTCCACATTTTTTTCAATTTGTTCGTTGAGTTTTGTCTCCATCTCATCTAGTTTGTTAGTCATCCCCTCAACCATGTTGTACTTCTCTTCAGGGATTTCCATGTAGTGTTCAGTGAACACACCCTTCAGAGCAGACATAAATGACTCGGCAATCTCGGTACGAATACCTTCGTCAACTGCGAGTTTGTTATCGCTAATCCATTGTTCTACAATATAGTTCAAGAATGAGTCAACCTTAGAGGTCATCTCTTCCTTGATCACGTCAATTTGCTCATTTAACTGAGCAGCATACTTTTCTTCTAAACGTGTTGTTTCTTCTGTGATTTTAGAAGTAACAGCAGCAGTAAAGATTGTTGTTGCTTTTTCTTTGAAACCTTCGGAAAGTTCC